TTTTTTGCTTGAGCCTTTTTTCATTGGCATAGTAGCCTCTTAAAAATAGTCTTTTGATTCTAGCACATCTCCCCAGTCTTTGTAATTACCTAAATCTTCGTTAGACTGGTAACCAGCATAATATTGTTTAGCCTCGTCACTGCCAGCCTTCAAGCTAATGCTTTTGCCGTCTATGATCTGGTGTGGCATCTCCGGTCTGCCGTAGTACGAGTCGGCAGCTCCCCTGTCGTGTGGTGATCCGTGTGTCATATCATTACCCCTACCGCAAATAACCAAACAAAAGCCATCATGAGTGGCAAGCCGATTATGATTTTTAATATATCAATCTTAGACATTTTGTGTCTCTATTTGTGTCTCCATTTTTACAGAGCTTTTGTTCTTGAGCTTGCCAGCTTCTGCATCTGCAAAATAACCTAGATTATATTTCTGACGATTTGCACCAGTTCTACTTGCAAACCCCGAACTGCCTTCTCCATCTATATCAGACACTTTTATTACCTTTACCCGCTTATCAGAGACTTCTACTGCCTCTGCTGTCACTGTGACTGATCTCCAGCCTGCTGGAGTTTTTACTGAGCTTTTGTATGTGATAATCATTTTAAATCTCCCGTTACCCTAGGCCTGATTGCTTCGGTATGACGCTATTATAGCGATCTATGTATTATTATCAAGCATTTATTTTAATATATTTATAGTATATATATCAAAGACTTACGATAGCTTTTTTATAGGTTTGCAATTTATTTGTAGAAAAAGTTATTTTTCTGGTAAATATTACACTTTATTTTTATGCCTGTTTTCGAAATTTCTCTTGACTTTTACTATATTTGATGTTCTCAGAAGTGATCCAGTTTTGGACCTCTACAGGGATTTGACCTATCCGAATTTCTAAACTGCGAGGGAATACACCGAACTTGCCTTTGTATTTCCAAGCAGCCCACCCATCCGAAAATCCTTTGTTTCTTGCGTAAGTCAATAGCCCTGAATACCACATCGACTTGCTGGCGTGTGTGTATGCCTTTAAATTAGCTATCTTAACTAAAGTTGATCCGTCAGTTTCTATTCTCTCTCTGATGGGAATTTCATACCCACAAGAACATCTAAGACCGATCATAATTTTTTGACACATCGGACAATCTTTTTGTTTAGTTTCTTTTACTTCTTTAATCTGATCTTTCTCAGCAAATTTCTTTTCACCATCATCTAGAATAGTAGGGACTATGTTTTCTGCAAAACCAAATCTTTGGACATTACTGGCGTGATCTAAATATATCGCATGAGTTTTATCAGGATGGATTCTCATAATCCTTCCGGCTCTTTGTTGATAAGCAATAATTGATTTAGTCGGAAAACAATCTATCAAACACTTAACTTGCGGTGCATCGTAGCCGGTATTTAAAAGACGAGAACAGGATAGTATTTTAAATTCATTATTATTGTGGGCTTTGTATAAAACCTGTCGTGCGGATTCTTCTGTGTAGCCATCGATGTGCGCAGCAGGTATTCCCTCTCTGTTAAACATCTCTACTAAATACTTTGAATGTTTTATCGATGGACTAAAGGCGATGGTCTGGGAATTCTCTCCGTAGAGTTTCCAATTACTAACTATATCTCCAGTGAGTTTTTCTTGTTGAGCCTCAGTAGCTTCTGCGAGTTGGTCGGGATCGTAGTCAGATCCACCAGTTGATATAGCTTTCATTTTAATTTTACTCATGTCTACATGAGAGCCACCGTAATAATGAACTGGTGCTAGGTATCCTTGCTCAAGTAATTCTGCTGGTGTTATAGGAACAATTAAATCATCGTAATATTTTCCAAGTCCTTTTGAATAAGGTGTAGCACTTAAACCTATAAACGGAACATTGTCATATCTCTCCATCAGTTTAATAATAACTTGCGGTAGGACATGAGTCTCATCAACTATAGCTAGATCAAACTCAGGCATAAACTTTCTTCGGGAAATAGTCTGAACACTTGCGATTTGAATCGGATGTCTTGAGTCGGTCATTTCATGCTGACCTTGAATAACTCCGTATTTAATTCCCATCGAATCAAACTGAGCCTGAGTCTGAGAAATTAATTTCAATCGATCAGCAAAAAAGATAACACGATTACCTTTTTCTACAGCGTGTTGAAGGATGTAAGCAGATACTAAAGTCTTTCCAAAAGAACAAGGAGCTGCTAACAGTGGTCGCTTGTGTCCAGTAGCTAAAGACTTTCTAATTAAATCAATTGCTAATTGCTGGTGTGGTCTTAATTCCATACATCTCCCGTTAAATCATTCTATTTATTATTTATAATCGTATAGATAAAAACATTTATCATCCATTCGTTTCTGAGCCTGAGTTCTGGACAATATTCACCCTAGTGATGATGAATTAACATCACCACTAAGTGCGTTACCATCCACCCGAACTTTCGCCCTCGTGTCTGGTCTGAGTCACTGGTATAAGCACTCAGATCAATTGATTACGGCTATACACACCGCACTATCACGCTCAATTGCGCCAGACCATTTGTGGTTCACTCAAGGATTTCTCCAATGTAAGTTCACGGTCTAGCCACTCATCACGCTATCGGTAGGGTTTGATAGTATCCCTAAATTTTTACAAGCTAGGTGTTCCGAAGAGACCAATGCTTGACCTACCGGAAGGTTGGATTCGATACTGATAAATATGTTGCTTTATTCGGAGGGAGTTACGATAATGCCGCTGTCGGCAAGTCGATGCTTTACCCCCATTCAGTATCGACTGGACGCAAATCCAACCGACAAACCGATACTACGCTCCCGTGTGGTTGAGGTCAAGCCCCAATGCCAAAAGCTGCGGGGCTTTTTTATCGACCATTCTTTTTAATATTAATCGTAAACTTCTGTCTTAAAAGTACAGTGTCCGCTGTTTCACCGTGTTTCAATTGCTTTATAACACCACCCTTTTTTAGATAAATCTGCACTTCTTTTGCGGTAGACTGTTCGTCTTTTTTTGTTGGTCTCATATTTTTAACCACTTATTAGCGAGCTTCATGTCCCAATTTGGTTCATGTCTATTTACTAATCGACTTGCGTTTAAGTCTTGTCTATATTTTTTCTCGGTCTTAGAAAAGCAATCTCTACAAAACGAAGTGACAAGTCTTCTAGACTCTAGGTCAGTTGTACCACATTCCCTACACTCAAATATTATTGCCATTTTTTTAGATCAATATTTCTAATGAATGAATTAAATTTAAACTTCACTTCTGCTTCTGAATATCCAAACCAGATCATTCTACCGTCATCACCGTCACTGGTTAACATAAACCACTTACTGCTTATCTTTTTTATAATCATTTATTTTTCTCTCCCGTCCGATTGATACTTCATAACCTTTACAATCTGGGTTCAAACAAAACCACCCAGTCCTGATCCACGACTCTAGATTCAAAACCTCTATCGCTTTGTTGCCGCACTTTGGACATAGCTTTTCTTTTAAGTCACTCATAGCACCAGCCTGAATTCACTCATTGGAATATATGCACACAACTCTATATCTTGAATATCATTCCTATCTAATCGACCACCAGAGCTTGTTAAGTAATTATCTCTTAATGTAGTAGCCATCACACAATCCGTAAATTTTACTATAAGTAATGCAGGCACTCTCAAGCAAACAGATATATCAATAATGTTTTTATGTTTTTCAGAGCTTAATAGATATGTCGTATATTTATTACTATGATTTGATCTTATTTTTATCTCTGCTAAACACCAAAGACTTCCATCTAGCCTACAAATCAAACCATCTACAGCACACAGTTGTGGTGTTGTAATACATATACAATCCATCTTTGTAGATATTTCGTGAAACAAATTATGCTCCATCGATCTACCGTTAGATGTTTCGTATACTTTACGCACCTAAACGCTCCTGCTGCTCCTCAAGTCTAATCTTTAAATCAGCCTTCATTTCTTCCAGTTCAACTCTGGTGTATTTCTTTGTTGATCTTGAAAGCCTGTGAAGTTCCATGACGAATTCTTCTCCGTAAGTCTCCGTCATAAAAAGTCTATAGTCTAATATCCCACTCGCTGTTTTCATTCTGTACATATTACATCCTGAACATTGCGGATGAATATTTTCCTCCACAAGTTTAGTGGCGAGTCTGCCTCTCTCAATAAAATGCCCACCTTGTAAGTTTGTCCACTGGTCTTGCTTGCCGCAGGTGACACACCTAGAAAATCCATTTAAGTCAGATGATTTAATTCTTACAAGTCTCTGTAAGAGTTCAGCACAATCATTAGCAATTCTTGAAATAGACTTAACCTTTTTTGGCATAGACTACTCCGAGTTCCATATCCTGATCGTGCCAACCAGCTACCCACCAGCATCTTTCAGGATCGTTGCTGTTTAGATTACAAGACATCAACGGTAAGTTTGAAATCCTCGCAGTCTTCCCATCTTGATATGCCTGTTCCTCAAACCGAGTGTTATATTTTTTCATATTCTGGGAACTCGATACTAACGCCAAACTTCTCACTCAGATGTCTATTTAAAACTTCGTAGACCTCTGAGACTTCTTTTGTATCTAAGTCACTCGACTTTTCCTTTCCACAAACGATCTTTTGGATTGGATGCCACAAGTGTTCCTTTGCGCTTTCTTCTGTCCACGGAATCTGAATGCTTGGTTTTAAAACTTTCCGCATATCCAGTCCAGCATCGTTTAATCTTTTAACTAACCACCTGATCCAAAGGTGCAAAGCGTTGTTCTGCTTTGCAGTTCTTCGGTTTCCAGTAGTCCAAGTAAAGGTTACTTCGCCATGTTTCTTAAAAAGAAGATCAGCGTGTTTGATAAATTCATCAAATGTGTGCTGACTGCTGGCTCTCCAACTTTCCATATGCCTCCCTCGCACAATTAGCTAGTTCGTTAACAGTGATCCCCAGCCCATCAGAAATCCTCACCGCTGTTAAAAACTTAACATCAGGACTCTTACACCACTGGTGAAACATCTGCGGAGAGACTCCGATTCGTTCAGCGATAAAGCCCTGACGAATTCCCCTGTCCTTTAGATATTTCTTCAGACCAATACCAAAATTAAAATCAGAATGGGATGTCATCGAATTTGTCTCCTGCTTTTACTGGTACAAAACCCATGTCTGCCTTTTGAATTACAAAAGTCAAAGACGGTTGATTTGGTTCTTGCTTGCCAGCCCACGCAGAGACGGTATAAGTAACACCCTCTACATCTAATTTTCCTGTCCACTTCGGAGCTTTAGGATTCTCTGAATGTTTTTTGTTTGCCCAGATTGCGCCACGATTTGTATTACTATATTCCATATTCAGCCTTTATTATTTTACAATGTTTATAAATTGACCCGATTGCCGCATTCCATGCGTCCACCCACAAATGCCTTGTCAGAGCATCTGCATCCTTAAATTCTGTACCGTATAGTTCCTTAAAGCATAGTTCCATCATTTTTAAACTCCATGAATTCTTTTATTTTAAGTAATGCTTTTACTACTTCTACCTCAAGTTTAGAAATAAATTCTTCGTCACGCTCAACCTGAATTATTAAAGGTTTAAAGTCAGGATGGTATGAAATGAAATAAGCACTAGCCTTACCAGTGATCCATAGTTGTCCCTGAACTTGCGGAATGTATTTTGGCGGCAGGATTCCTGCTCGTAGATATTCCACTTGTGTACTTCCACTAGGACATTTTATTTCTAGCAATGCGTTACCGCAGAAGCCATCAGGACTTGCACCACACTCTAGTGTGTCGTGTAAACACAAAGGTGCTTCGTCAACAGTGAAGTTAGTTACAAACTCGAAGAAACTTCTAGCCTCTGGCTCTAAGTCAGTTCCCCGTTGCATAGCTTCGTTAACATAAATCTCAACTCGTTTGCCGGTAATTCTTTCTGCTGCAAGTTCGTTAATATATCCATCAGCACTAGCACAGGGCTTGCCTGTTGGAGTTATTAACTTTGCAAAGTTACTCGCAGTTGGGATTCCAAGTCGTGCTTGAAACCACTCAGGTGATCTTTGTTCAAAGTCTACGGTTCTCATAGAGTCTTACCCGCTGCCAACTTAACTTCGAGAGCTGTCTTCGCTCTGTTGAAGTCAGACTGTTTTAAGACAGCAACCTCACCGATTTTAAAATGTTTGCAGAAAGCCGTAATATTGGAATCAGTCTCGATCAATAGATCAGATAGTTCTTCGTATTGCTCGGCAGTCAAAGGCTGACTCTGTTTTTCCTGTTCAGCTTCGGGGCAGTCTTCGCCTGCGTAGATGTAATGTCCAAGTCCGAACATAGCCAAGCATTTTGTCAAACATCGCATCTTAGCTGTGTTGATTTGAAATGCATCAGGATTACTGATCGCCTGATTTTTATGGTTCATGACCGGCAACCACATAAACTGGCTTACAGGGAAACTTGCGTCTGGTGCAAGAATTGTAACTTGGCAGGTAATCGCCATCGGGCCGTCAGGAAATGTCCTGTCAGAAAATGCATAGGATGTATCAGGGTAGTGCTTCATCAGCGTACCCCAAGCCCACGCCCAGCTTAAGTAAGAAAGGTTATTCTTTTTCTCGACATGAGCCGAGACATCTATTGCGGATAAAGTAGACCAGATTGTTTTCATTGTGTAGCTCCCGTTTGAATGAGCCGCTACATTAACCGTTGTATTTACAGAAGTAAACTATTTGTTTTAAATAAATAAACAAATAAGTTTATTTACCCCACTTGACAAGATTTGAAATTGCGAGACATATATAGACAATCGAGATGAATTGAAGGTCGGGCATATCTTTATCACCCGCCCTGATTAACCACAATAGCTCTGCGGCTATTCCAAATAGCCAACCGGCAGCCCGTCGTTCTCCGAGCAAGATTAGACCCATCACTTGAAGTAAGTTAGCTAACCAGCCGATCATCTTAATCTCAATCTATAACAGCGAACCTTACCGCCAGTGCCTGTGTGCTTTTTAATCGCTGCTAAGACCGCCTGTTTGGGCGTACAGCCACTATCTAATGAGACCGATGCATAGGATGCGCCCCCTCCTATAGCACCCCTACGAGCCACTACTGGATGCCAGCTTAAGACACCCTTCTCGGCTGATAAATCGAACAGGTCTAGTCCATCCCAAGCTAGTGCTTGAGCATCGACACCTTTTCTAATCTTATGTGTTTGCTTTACAAAAGCCTCTGCGACTTCTTTAAACGATCCAACATCACCAGCAAAGAAAAATTCAATATTATCCAACTCAAGTCTTTTTTCTGCTTCGTCAGTAATGATCTCATCGCCCTGAGTAACTCGACCATCGCAGGCAACCCGTTTAGATTTTAAATCGTACACTATAGTCGTCATGTGAAATTAGGTCTCACAGTGCTGCGTGAAACTTCACCGTGTTCATTAGAATATGTAATTGCTTTGGCTTCTCGATTTGAATACAAGAACCCTCTAGCTCCATACGCATCTCTTGCAGATAGAGTAGGATGCTGCTCAACAATTATCCCTCCCTTGTCGATTACTTTTGTATGGTGCATATGACCAGTGTGGATGTAAGTAAAATTACATTGACCGTAGTCTGCTTTAAATTGTGGATCGGTAGCAAACAACAGAGGAAGACTGTCCATCTTCTGTAAGTGTCCATGATGCCACCCTAAGAAAGTCTTACCCCATCTGTAGTGGTAAAAAGGAAATGGTGAAGCGTCTACTGTAACTCTCGGATTATCTCGAAAGGTATTTTTCATTATTGCTCGCATCCACACACTCGATGCCATATCGTGATTACCCTCTGCCATTAACACATGAACCTTGTCGTGCTTGTGAAGAAGCATCTCAATAACTTTCAGACAAACACTAATGGCTGTCTGTACTAATAAAGGGAATCTCGTATCAGCATCAAGGACATTCTTAGCTGTTGGTGTCATTGCTAACATCCCATCCCAGTGTAACAAGTCTCCCAACTGGGCAAATATCCCTACTCTTGAGTCAGGACTACCACTCATCATATCTGAGAACGCATTTAGCAAAACACCTTCTGCAATTTTCATGTCCCAACTTGCACCAGTTTCTTCTTGCCACGCATACATACCCAAGTGGAAATCAGTCAGAGTATAAACAGTGAGTAAGTCGAAGTTAGCACCTTGCTTGGCTGGTACTTGTACGAAAGGAGTTATACCTTCAGCAAGAGATTCTATAGCAGATCGGAATGCAGCAACTTGTGACTCTTGCTTTACATTCGTCTTATTCCAATACATTGCTACTGTTTCTTTCCCATCCTCATCAACCTTAACTAATGAGCTACGACCAGATATTACTTGGGGAGAAGGAGACATCAGTGTCATGTGATGAACGGGATCGTAACCAGACTTATTAATTAGGTCACGAATTCTTGCAGCCATCTTGAAGTAGTTTCTTTGATCTACACCAAGAGCTTCAGTAATGTCCTTCGGTCTGCCGCCTGCTCTTAATAGATTAAACGCAACTCTTTGCTTGTCGCTTTCTAAGACAGCTTCAGCTTCAGCAGGAACTGATCTCCAATCGAAATTAACTCTGTAAGGCATAAGCACTCCATTAAATTAATTTGGCTTCAACTGCCCTGCGCTTAACTAATCCTGAAAGTATTTTTCCATTGCATCTAGTCCACTTCATTATCTCAATTCGAGCTTCAGCCCAGTTTTGACTGTCGATTCTTTTTCGTAAGGTTGAGGCTCTATAGCGAGATACGCCTAGATTATAGCAGAATGATACAATTGCGCCTAAAACGAGCTCATTATTGACTAAAGTTGGTGATGCTTTTAGAACATCTTGTATATAAATTAACAAGACTTTAATTAAAATCAATTCAGCTTGTGATTGAGTTATAGACTTATCTTGTAGTGTGACTCTAGTCCCATCAAGATAATAGGTACTTCCGTAGCCGATGGTGGGAACACCGGCTGGACAATTATACGGCTCTGACTTAAATCCTTCGAATGTCTTGCATATTTCTACAGCAAGTCTGAGTGCCTCACGCACCTTTCTGCCTTTCGAAGATTCGTCCAATAAACCAGAAGGTTAGTATCATTGTTAGCATACTCATATCGTCTACAGTCCAGCTTTTTATTATGACTTCTCGCCAATCACCACCGGCTGCTACTGCCAGTTGCATACCAACTATTTTAACTGCTGAGTACATCATAACAAACCAATAGGTCACTAATGGTCTTACCAGAGCAGATATACCAGCAACGAACCATCCTGCTGCTCTCGATGTCTCACCTTGTTCTGTTACAGCTTTAGTCACAGCATCTAGCTCTGCAAGAGTCATAGACGCTTCAACCTTCTTCATTTCGTGTTCTGCTCGTAGAGATGCAAACTTCATCTCTGCTTCCAACATACTTAATTCATGTCCACGCTCATTCTTGCGGTCAAAGGTTTTCATCACTTCGGGTATTAGTCGAAATGCACCACCTACAACAGCACCGAGCGTAGATTCTAAAATCATGGCAGTGAACCGGATACAGGTAGAATCGAACCTAGTGGAGCTTCGGTCAACATAGTAGTTCCGGCAGGTACTGGTGCGCCTGTTAGACTTTCGTTGATAGCACCAAAGCAATCAGCTAACTGAACACCATTTACTATTTCTGTCTTGACGCAATCGAATGAAAACATTTGACTAAAATTTGCATCTGATCCACTTACAAATAATCTAGGAACAACAGTAGTGACATCCCAAGTCGGAGAGGTAGGTACTTCGGAGAAAGGTGCAAACAGTGACCAGACATGACCCTCTGCTGCATCACAACTACCTTGCATATTTCCACCCTTGACATCAGCTACAGAACTTCCAGTCATCACAGGACATACAGCCATTGCTTCGTTGAACTGAGCAGTACCTGTAGGTGTAGCAACAGTTATTAGATTGCCAGTTGGTACAGCACTAGACGCACCGCAGAAAGCAAACTCTCCGGTACAGATTTGATAGCGAGCAGCTTGTGAAACAGAACAGACGAATGTAAGTAGTAAGAGTAGGTATCTCATTTATCCGCCTTTAGTTCAAGTTTATCAAAGATCTGTCGAAGCATTGCCTTGATGTCATGGATGTCACTTTTGTAGTCATCCTTACTGACATAAGTCTTGGGTAGCTGTCGAGCTTCATTATCTAAGCGTTCAAGTGCTGCCCATATCTTATTCAAGATGAAACCACCACAAAACGCTACTGCTCCGATTGCAAGATTAAACGCTTGTTGGTAGTCGTCCATTTCTATTCCTTTTTACATGGGTCGTTACTGAGTTTCATTCCAGCCAGTAGTCCAATAAAACCACCGACTATTGCATTGAACGGTGCAGCAATGGTCTTGAAGATTTCTGCATTGTCGATGCTCTCGAACCACAATCCAGTTACCAAAGCCAGCACGATAACTAAAACGCTGAAGCACAAGGTTGCTGCAACCCTCAACGAGATTATGTATGTCAATCTGCCTTTAATGTCTTCGTTCAAACCAGCCTCACAATCAAATCCACATAGTGCGTAGGGTAGCTATCAAATGTATTCGTAACTCTCACATCGTACTTCTCAGGTGCTACAAACAACTTATTCGTATCTTCAAACCTACCTGCTTTGATCCTGTCTACCCAGACTACAAAGTCGGCATTGAACGCCTCTCTAGTCTCAGGCGTAGGGCATACAAAGTCAGCAATAACATGACCGTATTTACCTGCTATGTCACACAGATGCCCCATCCTACGGGCTTGCTCTATCCGGTCTGGAACGCTAAAGCCCAAGTCCTTGTTAACGTGTTCTCTGATGTCGTCAGCATTGAAGTGAGGACACCTGAGCCTTTCTGCTAGAGCTGTCGCTAATGTGGTCTTACCCGCATTAGGCAAACCCATCACCAGTATTTTCACATCAACGCATCAAGGTCGTCATGGCTAGTAGCAGCTTCTATCGCAGCGATCTTAGGCGCAACAGCGTCTTTAGCAGCCTGTAACTTAGCAGGATCATAAGTAGATGGATCGTTCATCTGCTTCCGCATCTCTTGCTGAAAACCAAAGTTCGCATTCGCTTTCATCTGATTCTTACGGTCTGCAACTTCGATCTCGTATGTGCCGTAAACGATTTGTACTGGATCAGTCTCAAGATTAAACACATGAGCAGTGTATCCTTGATGATGTGCTTTGATGCTAGGACGGACTTCAACGGCATTCTTCCAGCCATTGTTGCCTATTCCATCTGGCGGCAAGGAGTCCCAACATTGTTTAACTTCGTTATCTATAACTTGTACATAAAGTGCCATAATAATTTACCTTTTCGTTATACTGTTTTGAGATGCACAGAGGCAGAACCTTGATTTGTAGTTTTTATCCAAGTGGTTAAATTAGAAATTTGAGTAACACCCTTATTGAGATAAGTGTTATTGCCTAGTCCTAGTTGACCAGAACCGTTACCTCCCCACCCCCAGAGCGTCCCATCAGTCTTGATTGCTGTACAAAAATCAGACGAACCCCCAGTAGATAAACTTGACCAATTAGTTTGGGTGCCTACTTGTACTGGTGAAGAGTAGCTAAAGGCAATGCTTCCACCAATAGCTAATCTTCCTTGTGTGACATCGCCCCAATGCCACAACTCACCCCCTTTTATTGCGCCCATTTTCCCTGTAGCTGTCCAAGTGGTTAAAGCCCCTATCTGAACAGGAGAAGATTTGCTTAAAGTAGTGCCATCCCCAATTTGACCAGTGTTGTTTAGTCCCCACGACCAAAGCGTCCCATTGGTCTTTAGTGCTAATGTCCTATTGCTATCAATAGTTACTTTAGACCAAGTAGTGAGTGCGCCAACTTGCATAGGTGAGGAGTAATTAGCAGTGTTGCCTATGCCTAACTGACCATAGGCGTTACCTCCCCACCCCCAGAGCGTCCCATCAGTCTTGACAGCCATTATTGCCCTACCACCACAAAACACATTAGACCAAGTAGTCAGCGCACCTACTTGTACTGGTGAAGAACGATTAGTTGTATAAACAGTCGAGTCACCAAGTTGTCCTACACTGTTATACCCCCACGACCAAAGCGACCCATTGGTCTTGATAGCAAACGATGTGTATTGATCACTGGCAATCTTTGCCCAAGTGGTGAGTGCTCCTACTTGAATTGGAGAAGATTTAGCAATAATTGTGCTGTCTCCAAGCGCACCATAAGGATTAGTACCCCACGCCCACAGCGTTCCATTTTGTTTTAATGCTAAACAATTTCTATACCCGCTACTTATATCAGTCCACGGAATCATTCCACCACCTACCGCAGAGGGACTACTACGGGCAGTAGTATCGTTAAGACCGAGACCTCCTCCATTACTGTTATAGCCTGACCCCCAAATAGGAGATGAAGGCCAATTACCTGCAACAAGCGCATTAGCGGCATCAGTTAATGTCCACATACCAGTCCAGCGTGTTGTGCCTGTTCCTGTTATAGCGGGATATATGTTGGGCTTATCAAAGCCACCCGGAAATCGTGAACTCATTTTACTCTCCTAATTGCTTTGTTCACTACAGTAAGAGTTTCTTTCATTTTATTAAACGGAGCTTCCCACTCACCAAAGGTTTCTTGTCTAAACAGTTTCATCGAATCGTAGTAAGGACAAGTGTCACCCTCCATTGCATACAAGAAATATCCCATTACGGGGATCACGACCCACGTCTCAACGCCCATAGCAGCAGATAGATGCGAAACGCTTGTACAAGAACTAATTACTAAGTCACATGACGCAACAGCATTGCGGGTGTCTTCCCAAGTATTAAGTGGAACTTGCTTAACCCATGCAGGGCAAGAGTCAACGCCTTCGTCTCTTTGCAAACTAATGAACTCAGCATCACAATCTTTAACTGCATCAAACATTAAGTCATACGGAAACTTCTTATGGTGTTCATGTTCAAACTTAGACTGTCCTTGCCATCTAAGACCTATGCGCTTCTTACGGTTCTTAATGGTAGTGGGCTTGGCTATGTACGGTCTGCCAGTTAAGTCCTCTAGCTCTACGCCTAACGGGACCACTGCACTCATGCCTTGTACAAAGAAATCATGGTAGATACCGAAGGTAGCCTCATGTTGAATGACGGCTGATACGCCTTCTACGCCTACAAACAAAGAAGCCAACGCACCTGAACAAGACACAACAACTTTGCAGCCCCTTTGAGCTATGAGCTTGGCATAACGCACTTGGTGAATCTGGTCACCCAAGCCACCTTCAAGGTAGAGCATTACAATACCTTTGCTCTTACCATCCCACGCCTGTGTAGGTACATCAGGACGCTTGTTACCGAATACGCCTGACTGACGACCACGATCCATCAACTGGTAGCCTTTCTGTATCTGCCCTTGTGACAACAAGTACCAGCCTCTGTTGTACGCTGCACGATGGTTAGTAGGTTCTTCTGCTTCTAGCTTCTGGGCAAGTCTCCAGCCCTCTGCAAAGTCACCAATGGTAGACGCTGCTAACTGTAGGTCTAGATCGTGTAGTTCAGGTATGGTTCTAGGTTGATCTAGCCAGAACTCAGGCTGACAGAACGATGTGTAGTGGTGCTTGAGCAGGTCTTTAGAGTCTTGCCTGTGCTGGGCTTCTAAGACAGGTTTAACATCGTGCATACCCTTAGTGCCATGCAATTCTTCATCATTTTCAATTACTGTACTTCCATCTATGTTATTAAAGTCATAGGTAAAAGGAGGCAGGTCTAGGAAGGCGTGTACTCGCTCCAGTTCTAATTTAGGATTGCTAATAAGGTCTTCATACTCTATAAATAAGAAGCTCTCAGGAGCAAAGCTGTAACCATCCTGCAATGCTATATAAGCAGCTTTTAGATGATTCATTAACTGACCGTTAGCCATGAACTCGTCTAGGTCAGCAGGCTTATTAATACGAACAAAGGACGCTGCACAGTCTGGGACTGATCTTACAGTAGCAATAACTTTAGGAGTGCTTCCTAACACTTGCGACATTGCGCTCATAATATAGCTAGTAGCCCATCCCCTAGATTTATCAATCACTACAGACTTATCAGTATCCTCATAAAACGCATCAATCATTCCTTTCATAGTTTTAGAAAGTTTAGTGCGCTTTAAATCATTTACATTAAGTAGTGGTGATTGTGTCCATGTATTTGCTAGTCCATCTAATGCAGCAATTAACCCTGATGTTGTAGACACATGAGTCAATGGATTCTGGTTAAGAACAGCCGCTAGAACTGTTGATCCTGATCTAGGCAAACCAGACAAGAAATGAAATTGCTTTTCCATTACGCTGCTATGCTCTCGTAACTAATTGTGTAAGTAATGCCGCTTGCAGTGCCAGAAGTTACTGATATTGAAGTACCTTCCATTAGGTAAACTGCTGTGCCTTTATCTACTACTATAAGTGATGCACTTGCAGGGACTGATACTGTAGAACATATCGGGAAAGCTGTACCGCCAGAAGGTGCAGAGCCTTGTACAACTCCACCATTTGTGTAAACAGAGACAGTAGTATTAACTGCCGCAGCACCGTTTACATTAGCAGCTACTATTTGATTTATTTTATAAACTAAACCACTTGCTGCTGTATTAGCCAACAACACCACCGCTGTAATAGCCGAGGGTGTTAGATAAGTTGTAGTGCCGAGAATGCTTGTTACGCTTACTATATTTGGGTTTGCCACAATACTCTCCTAGAATCCAAAAACCATTGAAAAGGCAATTGCTTGACCTTTAGTTGCTCCACTCGCTGCTGGTGCTGTACTAGACCAAGTCGTTCCATTACTCGTTAAAACATTACCAGAAGTGCTAGGTGCAATCATCTGTAGTGCGCTAGTACCGTTACCCAGTAAGACATAGTTACTAGTCAAGGTAGCTGCGCCAGTGCCACCGTTAGCGACTGGAAGCGTACCTGATACATCCGCAGTCAAAGACACCGCACTGTAACTTGGCGCACCACCTACATTACCGTGAAGGACTGTAGTAGTTGTGCCTGCACCTGTATTACCTAATGTAGTCGTAGTGGGTGCGTAGACAACACCGTACTGAGTAAAGTTAGAGGTTTGCCCAGTGCCACCGTTAGCGACTGGAAGCGTTCCAGATACATGAGTCGTTAATGCTATTTTTCCCCAAGACGGAGCAGTAGAAATACCTCCAGATATTATTGCATTTCCAGTTGCTACATCCGCTAACTTAGAAAGAGCAGTTGTGGTTGATGCGTATAATATATCGCCAATCGCATAACTGGATTGACCTGTACCGCCTTGTGGTGCTGATAAAGCAGTCGTTAAACCACTTAGACTTGTGATGTTTGAGTTTGCGCCAGAAGTTGCATAGCCTGATGCTGGTAGATATGCAGCCGCCCACACTGCCCCGGAATAAACTCTCATCTCACTAGAAACGCTGTTCCAATATAAATCACCGGCAGTCATTGGTGCGCCTAACGGATCAACTGTTGGGTCTGTGGCTAATGCTCCGTAATACTGACCTTTAAAAGTATTTAAGTAGGTCAATGCACTTGCGGCAGATGTACTCGCATTTGATGCCTGTGTTGTCGCAGTAGTTGCGCTTGTACTAGCACTAGATGCGCTTGTGGAAGCATTGCTCGCTTGCGTAGTGGCTGTCGTAGCACTAGTAGCTGCGTTCGTAGCACTTGTACTTGCCGCTGATGCTGAAGTAGCTGCGTTCGTTGCACTTGTCGAAGCATTAGACGCTTGAGTCGTAGCAGTAGAAGCTGAAGCTGTAGCAGAGGTAGCACTTGATGCCGCACTCGTAGCACTGGTAGATGCGTTACTTGCTTGGGTAGATGCTGTGGTTGCTGATGTACTAGCACTGCTTGCACTTGTAGCTGCGTTAGTCGCTGATGTTGAAGCGTTACTTGCACTGGTACTAGCAGCACTTGCACTTGTTGAGGCATTAGCGGCTTGTGTGGTAGCCGTAGAAGCAGAAGCAGCAGCAGCAGTTGCAGATGTACTGGCAGCACTTGCACTAGCAGCAGCGGCAGTAGCAGAAGCAGCAGCAGCAGTAGCACTAGTTGCAGCAGCAGCACTCGTACCTACCCAATCACTCGTAGAGATAGAAGGCTCATCACCAATCGTTGTCCTGAGTGCTGTGTAGAAGACTCCGTTACTACCAACTACATTCTGACCTACTGTGTAAGTAATCGTTGAGACATACGCTAATGAAATTACAACCCAGTAAGTAGGAGATGATGTTGGGTTATGATTTAAGTTTGTATTCTGTAGTGACTGGTACATGATATTGCTAACAGTAACAACAGCACCCTCTGTATAAGTAATGCCTGCATTCCACTCTACAGAATAAAGTAGAACCCAATAACCAGAAGTCGAAACAGGATTCTGATTTACATTAGAGCCTACAAGTGAGACATAGAACTCACCATCAGTGCCTTGCACAACATCGTTAGCCGCATAAATCTTAGAGCTGATCCACGCATCACCGAATGCACTAGTAGTCTCGCCAACAGGATCTCTAACTAATATTTGTACACCCGCACTAGTAGCTAGAATTGCTTTAGCCACACCGTCAAAGAATACATTCGGCTGACGACCCGCAGCAGTCAGAATAACTGGATTGGTATTTGCAATCGTTAAGTTAACATCAGAGTAAGTGGTTTTAAGAGTCGAAGTACCAGACTCGTAAAAGTAAACCTTACCGGAGATGAGCGGATCGCCAGCGTCATCAAAGTATTGTGCATCAAGTGAGCCAAAGCGAGCTATTGTGCTACCCTCCCGTGATTCGCATGGAATCCCATAATTAATTCAGCCGATTTTCGTGCCATTAGCGTTTATCCTCTGCCTGCTGCGTCTGATACATTAAATTATACATTCTTGGGTCTTTTAATGCTTGCGGTATAAGCCCACCCAAATAATCTCCAGCACCAGCCATCTTCCCACCGTAGTAAGCAGCCTCTCCCATAAGTCTTGGGGATGACACTAAAGCAGTAGCGGCAGTGGCGGGTAATCCACCCACACTGTAAGCACCAATACCCGTTAAGCCAGATACCCCACGCTGAATCCCTCTAGGTGTAAAATCATTCAGTGCTTGACCTGCTAGTGCTGGCATAAATGGTTGACCGCCCATTTGCTCCAAAGTCTGAGCAACTTTAGTTCTTTGACCATAGTTAGTATTTACATTATTTCGCATTAGAGATTGTAATTTACGCATAGATGTATCAATCGATGCTTTATCTCCACGCCCCAACAAAGACTTTTCAATTTGCAATATGGTATCGCTCATGTTCTGGTAATCAGACATGACCTTACTATAAGTTGGAGATTGTTTACTTATGGTTGTTTTTAAAGAATCATAAACACCTTGCACTACAGCCCTAGCGTTGCGCTGCTCAAAAGGTATTTTCTCTAATATTGCGCCAACACTTTGTTTTAGCGCATCAAACCCTTCTGGTGTATGATATTGTGCAGGGTCTAAGCCCTTCCAATCAGTAATCGTATCATATGCTTCTCGAAGGTAATCAGCAGCAATCTGATCTTTAATCTTTCCTTTAAATGATACTCTTTGACTAGCATTATTAAGCGCAGAATTTACATCTCGAAATTCTAGGACAGTAGAATCATTCGATATATCAACCATGCCGGATCGGTATTCAGCATTTTTTATATTCCGTATCTCTGCAAGATTATTTTTGGCAATAGTTAATACTTCTTCTGGCGGTACATTGCCTCTCATGTTTTCTCTAAACTGAGCAGCCCTTTGACCGCCCTCCCTTCCAGAAGCTGCCGCTTGTCTAAAAGACGCACCGCCAGCACCTGTGGTTAGTCCCAATGTTTCAGCGGCTATACTTCCAACACCACCAGCAACTTTGCCGCCTGCTTTAAGAGATAATGATAAAGGATCAACAAGACCTGCTATCTTTGCAGAAGTAGCACCAACTCTAGGCAAACCAGCACCTGCCGTAAATATTGTCGCAGCATCTGCTAATACACTAGCAGGGTCACTAGCAAAGGCTTGTTTGGTAGATTCAAGTGATCCGTACTTATTCATAAAATAACGACCAACATTTCTAGCCATTTCTGTTTTGTCAGCCATTGGGCTTTCTTGTGTTGCTTTTAATCCTACCAAATCTGCTGCTGTTTCAGCCAACACACCAACCACGCCAACACCTAAATCTAAAACTGTTTTAGCTGTTTGTATTGGACTGAAAAGAGCTTTTATAGTCTCAGCACCTAAATTATAAAGCGATGAAGGAGCATTTTTTGCTGCCTGACTTAACATTCCTGATGTTGACAATAATTGTGGCTGCTCTTGAGTAAGCACTCCCTGATATTGAGCAGCAATATCTGCTACTGATTCAGTTTTTGTACCGCCCATCCGTTTTGCAATATCTGCTATCGATTCAGCCATTATAGTATCGCCTTTCTAAATGCTTCAGCCGTTTCAGGTGTTGGGAATGTAAATGACTCGTCTCCTACCCGCACTACATTGCCACTTATAGTAGGAGTCGAGCTTCGCATAACTTCTGGTGCTGCTCGTCCTGCTTTTTTATATGCTCCTCCTATCAAATTATTTAGTCGTGCAGACTTTGCTGTAATAACTTGGTCGGTATCACCTATTTGCGGGAAATATGCAATTCTATATCCCTCTAGTTGTTCTTTTGTATATGCAGCACCAGTTCCCAAAGTAAGAGCAGCGTCTAACATATCTAATTGCGCTGCTTCTATAATTTGCCTTTCAGCAGGATTAGAAATGTTTGCTAGATAATAAAGACCTAGAGCATTTAAGGCTGTTGATCCCATTTTCGGTTTATTTGATTCCGGTGAACTTGCAAGAACATCATTGATTTGGCTTTGTGCGAAATCAAGTCTATCAGCCAATATGCCTGCCGTTCTTTCACCCTCTGTGGCATTTCCTACAGAGATAGTAGTATCGCCACCACCGATAGCCGATATTTGTCCTGTGAGTGAATTTATCTGATACTGTTTGCCATCAGGAAGTCCTAACTCTTTAGCTCTTTCAGCCGAGATAATGTCAAATGTTGCCTTTGCTTCTGGTGTAGCAGCAGGAACACTTGCTACATTTCGACCGCCTTCAAATCTTGTCTGTCCCTGACTTAAGGTGTAGCCTTCAGGTGCTGCTGGTGCTGACAGGTAGCCCTTAATCTGACCGGCTTTATTAGCAGAAATTAATTCAGCGTGAAGCTGACCTAGTGCGGATCTATCACCGCCCATCGCCAGTTTATTCAAGGCTAACATTCTGAGTGTGTCGTTTGGTACAGCATCAGGAAATTGTCTGAGCTGATCCATCCGATCCCTACCCAAGTCATCTAACTGTTGGAGTTGCCCACTTTCTAAAAGCTGCAATCCAATGGCTGCGTCTTGATACATAGCCTTTTCACGAGCTAAGAGTTCAGACTGTTTTCTGCCTTTCAAATCTTGCACATACTGAGGAGCAGTGCCGCCTATTGCAGCCCCGATCCCACCTAACAATTCACCAAAATTAAGTGCCATAGTGATCTCAGTAATTGTAATAAAATTTTGGGTAATTCCCGCTTAATGGTGAACCCATCGTGTTAACACCCCTTGCTATAGATCCACCAGAAGCCGGTGTATAAATAGTAGGTTTGAAATTTGGGTCGAATGTTGTTGGCTGTGTTGTTGGCTGTCCAGCCATGCCTCCTAACTGATAACCAGCCGAACCTGCGTTAAATACATCCGTATACTGCTTTGCATAATCTGGAACTGGTGCTTGAGTATATGGCTGTCCTGTAACAAGACCTGATTGCTTATTTGCTAAATTAACTGTGTTTTCTGCGTATGCGTCTGCTGCACCAGTGTTGAACCCTTGTACAGCACCTGTCTGTTTTTGGTATGCAGTGGCAAGATTAGTGCCTTGTGCATTGGCAAGATTGGCAAGATTGATTGTGGCTGAGTCGATTTGGTTTTGTAGTGACTCACCAGCTTTCATTCTCTGTGTTGCAATACCACTTGCAGCAGAGCCTTGAAAGTTGGCAATGTTAGCTCCAGTCTGTTGACCAATATTTGCTAAGTTAACGCCTGTTCCAGACACATACCCCGCCAACTGACTGCCCTGATTAGCGACACTAGACGCAGTACCTGTTCTTAGATTAGCGAGATTAGTACCAGTGCCAGATTCATATCCCGCTAAAGCACCACGCTGATTTGATACATCACCGGCAACACCAGTGCCAATATTAGCAAGGTTAGTCCCTAAACCTGTTTGTACACCGGCAGCACCACCAGCAGCATTAAGACCTTGTGCAGATAAGTTCTGTAGATTACCAATCTGTTGTTGAATTCCCTGACTAGCAAGTCCTTGACCAAATCGGTTTAATTCTTTTTGGACATTACCACCACCGAGTCCACCGGTAGCAGAAGCACCTGCTAGATTGGCTCTCATTCCTTGCTCACGCAGAAACGCAATGTAAGGTGACTCTTGGTATGCCTGATCGAATGCCTGCTGTCCTGACGCACCTGAGAGAGCCTGCTGTAGAGTTAACGCCTGAGTGCCTGCCTGCTGATACGGAGTGTAGTAACTACCGGCAGTTTTAAATGTACCCTCAACATCGCTTCGAGCTTTAGCACCCGCTGCTTGAATGTCTGCTATGTTTAATCCATAGAGTTTAGCGACTTGCTCTTGTGCTGATGTTAAGTCTTGCGCAGCGACATTACCTGCGTCTTGTATCCCTGCAATATTTTTACCGTACAGTCTAGCGACTTCGTTTTGTGAAGTTGACAGGTCTTGTCGTGAAAGCGTCTCAGCATCTCTAAGAGTTTTTGTTGTGTCTGCCAACCCTTTATTTATAGACGACTCAAACCCAGCCAACCCTGTTGGGATATTTTCAGCTTGTGCTTGTGTAACGTCTAAAAGTCTTTTTTCAATATCAGGTATTGAGCCACCCGTTACTTTAGACATCTGAGCAGGTGTCACACCGTACTGCGTCATTAAGGCTGACAGTTGTGCGTCTGATGCGTTGGGATTTCCCGCAAGATAGGTTGCAAGCTGTTGGTCAGTGACCTTGCCTGATGTGATCGGAGCAGTGGCTTGTGCCATGCCAGTGTCATATCGTTGTTGAATTTGTTCAACAGGAATATTGGAATACTGCGCAGCTTGTTGCGGAGTCAATCCGAATCGCTGCATGATAGAGGCACGATTAGCGTCATTCGTTAAGGCAGGTGCGCCTTGCGACCAATTATTGTATTGCATTGCTTTTACTTCAGCAGGTGCATTTAATAAAGGCTGAGTCCCCAAAACACTTGCCAGCATTTGATTGCTAACGCCATTGTCGGTCATTGCTTGCTGAATTTGCCCAGTCGATGCGTTCGGGTTCTCTTTAATCCAACCCTGAATCTGTTCTGCGGTAACAGCCATTAGGAGTAGCCTCCATTTTGCATAGAATTCAAGTAGGCAATCATCTCAGGTGACATTTGTTCTTGTGGTGCTTGTTGTGGTCTGAACTGCATTGCTTGTGGGTTAAACAAACCTTGCATAGCACTTGTGTCAATATTCTGCTGATAAGGTTGTAATTGAGAATAATCGATCTTGCCACCGAGAATAGCGGCTCTTTGCATGGGAAGTCCTGCTAGGATCGCTCTTTGTGCTGCAAGATTTCCACCTTGCATCGCATCGATGGTTGGTCTGAAGGTCTGACCTTGTAATGATAAAGACTGCTCATACGCTCTCTGTTGAGCGTCCATCCCTTTATTGTAGGCAGGCTCTAAATAACCAAGACCAGCCGTAGTTCTTGATTGCGCAACTCGGTTGGCTTCTTCTGCCGCTTTTTTATTAGCAGCGTTTGTTTTTTTATTGCCTAAATAATTAGCACCAGCGGTTGCAGCAGCTACAGCAAGTTGCATTGCCATCTATCTTCTCCTGCTCTGGTAAAATTCAGAGCCGTTAACATATTTAATAAGGCTTTTCGGTTATCAGGTGCGGTAGTCCACACCGTTTTAAACTTACGGAATTTCAACCATTCTAAACCATTTTTCATTGATTCACGCACTGTATGTCTATCTCGAAACTTACAGGCTATGTGAACCTCAACCTCTTTACCTTGTGGCTTTAAAGCTACAAGTAACTTGTCGTCAATCAACCACCATTCGAAATCTTCTAGTACGCTATCTGCGTACAGTCCTAACGGTCTTACAACGCTCGGATGTTGTAAAATATCTAAAGCAATGTCTTCACGACATCTGACTATGTACGAATCCATCCCTGCGATTTATCCCCACCGATAGAAGGAAGCATTTTTCTGTAAGCGACAAAGCCTGCTGCACCTGTCGAATCTAAATAGAGTGAATACTGTGGTGCTGTCACAACTGACTCCGGAGATCCAACTCCAACAATAGGAATGCTTAAAGTCGCCTGCAAAGTCCAAGTCCTGAACGCCTGCGTCATCGTTCCGTCATCTAGAATAATCGGTTGGGATGCGTTTAAACTCATGTCACTATATCTGCTGTCAGTTGAATAATTACAGGTTTTACTTGATCAGTTAATGTAAATCTAAATATCTCAAAACGATTAACATAACCATTTCTTCGCCACACGGCTCGTAGATCATACTCACCCACCTTACCGATTGATCGTGATCTGGGGTCTGACCAAGTCTTGCCGTCTCTACTGCGTTCCATTGAAATCTGTGGGTCTACAACAGTTGTGTTGCCTACGCCAGACTCGACAGTTAATTCAATACTCGGCACAAAGAAAGAGTTCATTGTATTTTGGAATGGCTGAGTTGCGACCGTTCTAATAATGTCCTCACCGTATTCAGAATAATAAGAAGGATCAAGTAGACCAATCCTTCCGTCTATAGAATCACCACATAATACATGGTTGTAAGCCTGAACCATCGAAGCCACTCTAAACGCACCGAGCTGACCACTGACTACAGATTTTCTCTCATGCCACCGCTTAGATGTTAGGTCGTAGACAAAGGTTGTAGTCGGTAAGGTAAACCCTACAAAGTAAGCACCGTTCTGAGCGTATGTCCAAGAGAACACCGCTGCCAATTGATCACTTGATAATCCTTGTAGGATCGAATCTATCGGGATGGTCGAGACTTTAGCTGTACTATTTCCACTCAATGCCCACACTGCTGGTGATTCATTAGAGCCACCACCGATAAACATGAAGGAATCTTGTACATTAATTAAACTATACGGAGCATAAACGCCTTTCTGTAAGAACAGTCCAGTCCTCTGAAAGGGAAAGTCAGTCCCTCCGATATTTTGAAATGCTTCTATTGTTTCACTACCTGATATAAATAATTGATTCTTAAACACAACCGGAGCAACAGTGTCATCGGGATCAGACTCAGCAGTTCCGTAGTCTAAAGCGTTCCAACTAGTGCCATCATTAGGAGCAGAACAAATGAACTTTTTAGTATTAGTCGTGACAACAAAATAAGAGTCTATAAACACTACAAACTGCGGCAAACCGTTAGCGACAAAATCTACATCTGTAATTGTGACAAATGTGTTAGCGGTGTGTGTGAAGATATAACCAGCACCAGAAGGAACTAAGATCATTAACTGTGTGCCGTTGTCAGCCATCGACACCCTAGCCGTTCCTGCCACTGTTCCATAGCTTGTAAGTGTGTATACCGTCACACCGCTGACGATTGTCTCAACCAAACTATAGAATGTAGTCCCATTCACAAAATAGGGAACACCGTTCATCTCATGCGAGCCACGATTCTGATTTTGTACAGTGCCGGTTGATGCGACTTGTTCTAGTCCCGCTGTACCAAATAAGGTCTCCTGACTTAAAGCAGGGACTTCGTTTATATTAGGATAGAAATTAGTACACTCCTGCGCTGAAATCGGCAGGCTAGGGCTGACATAGAAACCATTAGCAATCGGCAGGACTGTTGCTGGCATTAGTTAATACTCAAGACTGCTCGGCTTACCGTTATATTATTTGTTGCGGTAGAGTTCTGTACATAGATTTCAATGTAGTCATTTGTAGCCATTGAGATTTGATAGACAAGTGGAACAGTTTTATGTTCGCCAGTGTTTATCTTAGATTCCATTCTTGAACCAGCAATAGAAGATCCGTTCTTGTACAAGTAGACCTGTATGTTTTGGTTAGAACCACTTGCAGGATCAAGGCTCAGTGCTGCGTTAATTGTTAACACTTGAGTAGTTGTACCAGTGTAAGTAATTCTTCCAGCAGTTGTACAAGTCATGTTAGTAGAAAGGTCTACAGTCCATGTCCCCGCTACTAAGACTGGTGTAGCAGTGGACGCTATAACAGTTGCAGTAGCATTGCCCTGCATATAGACCTGACCACGAGCCTGCGCTGATGCAGCAGTATTTGTTATTGTTATTGTGCTACTTGCTGATGCCAGACTTATCCCAGTGCCTGCGACCAATGATGCAAATGTCGGACTAGCAGCTGTGGTGTTTAACATTAAAGGTGAGCCAGTCGCATTCACAGTAAAGTTATGCGCTACTGTTATTCCGTTTGATGCAGAGACATTACACACAATCCCTGATCCATCTTCTAGATTGCGTATGTTGTTAACAGTGCCTGCAACATCTAATACCGGAGTACCAGTAACATCTCCGTCTTGTACAATCGTCCCAGTAACACCCAGACCGGATAAGAAACTTGCATAAGTAATCTGGTAGTTGACACCGTTATTAAATATTCCCAGTGACGATCCAGAAGGAACTGATGTCTGAACTAGGAATTCAGATTGCTTAATCCCATACGCTCTATCAACCATCTGTGTCTACCTCAAGTCCGATTGTGCCTACGCCTTCTGCCAAGATTGAATCTTCTTCGTGAACATAGAAGTGACTATTGTTTGTGTTCCACATTCCCTCGTTACCAGAACCAACAGGTAATGTAGACGGGTATCTACTACCAGCCATCGTCTGACCTAGCATTCTCATCGCTGTTAGTCCTTCTCTCGCTGCAAGAGCTAGAGCCTCTGATATAGGAGCAGAATAATCTGGTGCGACCTCAACAGCCATATTAGCTATTAATCCACGCAATGCACCTACAGGGATTGTTACTGTATCAGAGAGATTAGAGACAACTGTATAACCTAAATTGATTCCACTTGCTGCAAGTGAAGTCATATAGTTGTTCATTGCAAATATGTAGTCTTGGTATTCGTCAGCCTGTAATGGAGCTTCTGAACCTTGTACTAGAATTCTCTGTAGTGACGCCTTTGCTACTTGTGCAACTGTTGCCATTTAAGCCCCACTATTATAAAAAAAGGGAGAGCTTTCGCCCTCCCCCTCTATTTATACGCCAAATCCTTGTCCAGCGAACATCGGATTAAAGACAGCGTATGCTGGCAATAAGTCAAAGCGAATTTTTTGTGTATTCGCATTACCATCGCTGTATTTAGAAATACGGATGCTCATACCATCACTGGTAGTAGCAACAGTATCCGTAGAATACAGTTTAGGAAGTTTGACAGTACCAAGACCAAAGGCTTGTTTGTTGTAGAACAAGTTTGGCTGATACAAAGTAGCAGTAGCAGACAAGATCGTTACAACAGCACCGTTAGCTGGAGCAGCAGTAACAGTATTGTACTGACCGGTTGCTTCGTAGATTGCTGCTCCGGCAACTACTAGAGTACCTTCGCCAGACGATCCGAGAGTTACATCAGCAGTCACAACACCAGTCCACGCCACATTAGTACCAGAGGCGTTAACCATTGCTTGCCGTGTGTTTAGATTTAAACGATTAACGCTTGCAATCGTTACCATATCACCGGCTTTAACAACCATGTTTGCTTGGAATGCAGTGACAGCAAGTGATTGCGTCATTGTATCTTTAGCAGTTAGGTAAGTTGCATCAGGAGCAGCAGACAAAGTACCTGCTCGGTCAGCACCCGTGCCAGAAGTAAAGCTGGCAAGAGTAGTTGCGGATAATGCTCGCATACCACCGAAGTTTGTGCTGATCTGAGCATTTTCCCAAGCAGTACGCACTAAGGAATCTGCCGCAGTCAGTCCAGTCTGTGCGGAGGCAAGTGTAGCAACTGTGAATGGGTTCATCAGGTAGTATTTTTCATCAGATGGTGAAATACCGATTGAATCCATTGTTGCGCCTGCGCCAGCCACATGAGACCAAGTTGAGACAGCAGTACCGTGTGTTCCATAACGCAATGAAGCATTCTTCATCATGTACGCAGCGAAATCCAACTCAAGGTTAGTAACAATGCGTGATGCCATTGGAGCAAGAATGTCATCTAACTGATCAAGTTCAAGCGCTTCCTGAATGTTAGACCACTCTGTAGCAGCAGTGAAATAATTCTGGACTGTACCCGTTGCCTTACCAGCAATGATGTCAGACTTGGTGCTTGATGAAATATCACCACCAGATGTGCGGATGGTGTTGAAGTCGTGTGGGCGTTTGAAGTCCACAGTACTTCCAGATGATGGATTGAAACGACCAGCAAGAAGCTGAGTGTTTACGGTTTTGGTAATCACTCGGCTGGATTCAAACGCTTCCAGAAATACTTTAGCGACTACCCGTGTAATGTTACTACTTAGACTATTAGCCATGACAATTTACCTATTCATAAGTGACACCTTTTGCGCCACTGGGTTTTGGGGGTCTGCCTGAACCACTCATTTTAACTAATGGATCGGGCGTTCTGTTTACTTTAGGTTGAAGCGCAACCAACTTAGGTTTAATGATCGTAGCTAATCTTACCGCTGCTCTTGTCGGTGTTAAGTCCTTGAGTTCTTCGAGTTCAGAAGGATGGTCAGCTAAGAACTTAGTGAACAATGCGCCTTGTTCTTCGTGCAATATGAATTGAACAATTTCCTCGCTCAATCCAGCCTGCGCAACTAAATTTCCAGCAGCCTGCAATTCTTCTCGTCTCACTCCCAACTTAACCGCTCGGTCTGCATAAGTCTTGACTGTGTCAGCTAAGACTTCATGCTGCTTACGAGCCTGCTCATTTTGATGCACCTGCTCTTGATACCTCAGAGCATTTTGTTGTGCGTCCCACTGCGCAGCCTGAACCAAACTCTGCTCTCGATACTGTAGCCGTTGTCTGTATTCTTGATCGGAATAAGCAAACGGGTCTGGTGACTCGTAAACAGGTGGTCGTTCTTGCTTTGGTAATCTAGCTTTAACTTCATCGAGTTCTCGCCTTAACCTTTCTGATTCACGCTCGGCTTCACGCTGTTTGTAAACCTTCTTAGCTAGTGCTTCCTCGAAAACCTTTTGCTGTTTTGCGTCAAACTTTATTGGTTCTTTTTCCTCCGCTGCCGGTTCGGAATCTACCTCCGGAATTTCTTCCTCGGTCTGATCTTCAACTTTAAGTGTCTCTGGCTCTAAATCGCCATCGATTTCAAACTCAACTGTTGGTTGCGGCTCTTTATTCATATCGCCCCATAATAGGTAATTTGCCACGAAAAGGTCGTGTTCCTGCTGGCAGATTAGCACAAAATTTAACCAACTTGTATAGGATTTAACCAAACTGTACAAATATTAATCAATCTGTACAAATTTTGATCAGGTTGTGAGAATAATGTGTATGAATTAAATCACAGCAAGATTATGGTATAATGTGTTCCATTTACGGGGGTCGTTATGATTGATAAATCAGAGTTAGAACAAGAAGAAGAAGATATGCATAATTATGATATGTGGGTCGATCTTATTTTAAATGATCCAGATGCTTGGGATATCGGTACGCTGACAGCACACCTAGATATCGAAGGTATTACTGGTCAATTGATGCAAGATATAATTAAGGTAAAACTAAGCCTCTCTTGATAAGGTCATCGATCATTGACTGAGTAAATACTCCGTGTCCACCGGCTTTTAAACCACCTTGTATAGATGATCCATATTTCCCATTTGCCATATCATAGCTTTTGAAATTTGTTTGAGCTTTGCCAATCAACTCTTTGTCACCAGATGTCATTGCGCTTTGCAAATTTTGTTGCGCTTTAGATTTACGCCTTGCCATTTCTTGTAGAAAATTAATCTCCCCAGTAGACTTAGTTCCTATCATTGGGTTAAATTCTAATATGTTAGTGGCTTCTCGAAATGCGCCAAGTGGTGTTCCAGAAAGTGCGCCACTATACGATGGATGGGGGCTTTTCGGCACTATAGGAGTATTCATATAAGCAGCCGGATCAAGCAAATATGCAGCGTTTACATCTCCCCACGGTACATCCACTTGATTTGGGTCTGTAATTATTGCCCTTATTTGTGACAGATTTAATGAGCCTCTATCTCTAAAATCATCTAGTGCATTAATCACTATTTTTCTTTGACCACCAATACTAGACAGGTATTCAGGAGTAGCATTATCAATACCACGCCAGCTAGGAACACCTTTAATAATTGTTTTATCTAAATGCGCTTTGTCTAGCGCAGACATTTCACTTCTAGCGTATGGGATAGCTATATCAGTTGACAATGTGGAGTAATCTGGACTCTTACCTCTCATACCATGCGGAACATATACCACTCCTTGTCTTTTGCTTAACTCTTGAGCCAGCTTTGCTCTATTCAATTGTCCAATTACGGCTGTATCAGCAGATGAAAATGCTTGTCCGCTTGCTCGCTGTATTGGCTGGAATCCCCACCACATACCGCCAAGCATCTCTGCATTCATAGGGACATTATTTACAGCCTCAACAGTCTCTAGCCCTGCTCTAGTGGTGTCGGTAATGCCTGTCATCAATGCCCTGTCAATTAAGTCTTCTGCTTTTACTATAGGAACTGTGGGCATCTTTGGAGGAGTCATCTGTACATTCATAGAGTTAACAGATTCCACATCTCCGGCTCTTTGTAAAAACCCAGTTTTTTTAGTAACAACAGGAATTGCGCCAGATATATTTCTATTGTTACGCCTTTGTAACTCAGCAGCAGCTTCAGCAGGTGTTATTTTTACTGCTCCACGCTGACTCATATACTGACTAGTGTTCAGATTTCTCGGAGCATTGTAGTTGGCGGCAAGCTGGTCTAACCCTCTGACCATCTGCGGTATTCTGGCTTCCATCGCAACAGGTGCAAAAGGAAGAACTGAACCAGCGATCATTTCAGCAGGTAGATTACGGTTGCTGTTAATTATTCCAGCCCGTTCCATTTGTTTTCCGATCCACTCAGAGCCACCAAATGGTTCGTTATTTAATTTAGGCATTTGTTCTGGGGTTAGTAGTCCTAATTTATTACCAAGATAACCATAACCAGCAAGACCAAGATTTGTTGCAGAATTAACAATGTCTACAGGTGCGCCAAGCGTCATACCAACAGCACCACGGTTTACCGCAGTCATAAAGTTATTACCAACCTCACTCCTGAACTGCGGATCGTTCAGTGCGCCAGCTATATTCCTTAATGCGCTTTGTGCCATTACTCTGCACCCTGATTATCTTTGTTGATATTGCGTAGTGCAGACAGACCTAAAGCTGTACCAGCTACGCCAGCACTAATGTTTCTGGAGAGTCGTTGACCTTTATCAAATTCTGCAGATTTTGATCTGATGTTTGCTGGATCAAAAACAGCAAGCGTTGAGTATGGTGCTGCAATATCTTCTGGTGAATATGTACTTTCTCTTAACCACATAGAGTCGAATCCTTTATTTTTCAGGAAATCTACAGTTGGTTTAGTTTCATAGAGCAAATAATTACCCTGCTTGTAAGCATCTAGGTTAGACAACCCATTTTGAAAACTTCCTTGTGGATCTACTCCTTTAGACCTTAATAAATCAATAACAACATTCTCATGTTGTTGTGGGTCAAAAGTGTTTTGAACATTTGTTCTTAGTTGATATATAGTTTTATGAACATTATCGTATTCCCTCTGTATTTTGCTTTCTTCTGATAAGTATTTTTTCCAATAATCATCCCATATATCTCCTGTCCAACTGTCTGCTGGCACACCGATTTCACTTTCATATTTCTTTATTAGTTTGAGCCTATCTAATTTTTTCATTGCTTCAACAGAATCATCACCAACCCGTGTCCGTAATGCTCCTTTACCAAGCCATTTATTTGCAAATTCAGCATTTGGCGTTAAAAATGTAAGACCATTGTTATATATTGGCTTGAATTCTTCAAGGTCTTGCATCGTTGCATGATAGAAATCCTGCGTAGAATATCCCAAGTCTAAAGCCCTCTGCATTCTATCCGCTTCATCTAAATCAATACCTCGCTTTGCTCCTTCCTTGATTGCTTCGGCTGATCTAATAGCATTGCCTACCTTCTTAACAGCTTTAGCCGCTGCGTCACCAGCAACTGGTACGACACCAAGCATTGTGGCAGCACCGCCTATTGCCGCCTGACCATAGTTGCCTCTGTTAAAATCAGTATAAGCATCACTTGCGCCAACACCTTCTCCAGCAGTAGGAATCCAATCAACTAAATTAGATGCTATGTCAGAATAACTATTGGCTCTTGCTCTGGCTGACGGACTAACACTCCCACCTAGCACATCATAAATCGACATCATCATCCGTTCACGCAAGCTAGGATCGACATTCTCAGCCACGCCATAGGTAGGCTGCATAGTTTCAGACGGCAGTGGTCTATTAAAGTCAGGTACTAAAGACTTTTGTAGGTTTCTCAGTGCGCTTTGTGCCACAAGTTAATCCTCGTAGTCCTTGTGAGATTCGTGTTCTTCCCACGCCTGACAGACTCGTACATCGTGCGCAATGAAATCAAACTTAGTGCATTTGCCTCTGCCACCAACTTCATCAAACGCATCTTCTGGAATTGATTCCAGCTTCTCTAGACATTCTGGTTTGTTGTCGAAGTAATCACAGTTAGAGCAGCGTTGCCGTTTAGCCTCACTCAAGTCCACCATCCAGAGTTTTGCCATCTTCTTCCAGTAGTCAGGATTAGTCCCGTCTGAATAATTCCAATCAGCAATCACAATGTCTCTATTCTTTTTATTGGTCTTTGCGTCTAGCTCATCTTCCTTGACGATCATAATGGACATCTTACCGGCTAACGGATTTTCTTCTTCCATACCGCCCATCATCCCGCCCAACATTTTATCTATATTCATTGACCACCTCTTGCAATCAACATTAATTCTTCATCAGATAGGTTAGCAAATGGATTAGCCATCGCTTGCATATCGTTCATCTTAATTTGGTTATCAATGGACTGACCTTCAGCTTTAGAAGTATTCAGGTTTACATTCGCACCAGCCTGCTGTGCTTTGATCTCAGTATCCATTCGTTTGGTTTCTGAATCGAATGCTTTAATCTGATTTGATCCTGAAGCTAAAGCTAGTTTGCCTTGATCGGTTTCTCTCGTAGCTTGAAGTTTCATTAGTTCAGTCTGCGCCCTTGCTGCGTCAGTCTGCGCTGTGATCTGCATCGCTTGTGCTTTTAATAGTTCAGCTTGAGCCAATATCATATTCGGGTCTTGTTGTTCACCCTGACCCTGCTGTTTAGCCTGCATCTCTGCTTTTTCTTCGTCAGTCAGTTGTGACATCGGAATCATACCTTGAGCCACCATCTGCATTCGTTTTCTTTCACCAATCATTGCAGCAGCCGGAGTTGATACAGCCTGTAATAATATATCTCCAGCAATCGGCATAATAGATTCATCGATCTTCGCTAAGTCTATGATGAATTGCATGGTCTCTTGATTTCGATTCTTGAAGGATGCACCTGCTCTACAAATCACATCGTACTTACCAATCGATAAGTCGTTCAGTGTTTTGACCTGACCAGTCTGCTGATCGACAGCCCTCTGATTGATCTCAGCCATATCAAACGAGCCATCTTCTTTTAAGATTCGAATAGTTCTTTCAGTGTCGTAGACCTTCGGAATAGCGTCAACAAATAGTCTACCTGTGTAAGCTATTGCTATCTCTAACGCCTTGAAGTATTTGAGCGTTCCGTTGTCACCTTTATTCTGAAGTGCCTCGATAGCCACGCCAGACTGGGCATTAGGATTGTCGCCCATGTTAGCCGCAAACATTCCAGCGGTCTGAGCTATCATTCCCCGCATACCTTCGGAGATTGTCCTTAGACCTGCGTTGACCTGCGCTCCACCTTGTTGCTGTGGTATCTGCGGGAACATCGGATCGTTGTTAAAAAATTGAACAGGATCTGCGTTGGTGTTTAATGTTCTGAGTTGGTCTTCATGTCCAGCCGCTTGTGCTAGTGTCATCCAGTACTTAGCTCTCGGAGCTAGTGCGCTCTCGGAGACTTCTCGTGACAGTGAATAATTTAACACTCGTTGCGGGTCTAGTAGTTTCTCCACCACTCCCCAATACAAAGTTTTATTTTCGAATATTTTAAAATTCCCGTATAACGGAATTACAGGGATGGTAGAGAATACTGTTTCTTTGTGAGGCTCAAGCCAGCCGTCATTATCGAATAATCTTGAGTGAACCTGTCTATCCTGTCTGACTCGCCTTCGGACTTCAGTCACACCGATACTTTTCAATTCATCTTTTAATGCTTTGTAGTCATCGTTTTCTTCGTAGACTTGACCATTAGACATCATGATAAGTGTTCGGTCTTCGTACTTCACATAAAGTAATTCACCGATAACTATCGTCTCGGCTTTGTCGTAATAGGCATCGCCATCCCTATCGACAGTTACAGATATACCACCACGATCTTCCCATCGTGCATCGTATTCTTCTACTGCAATTGGATGTAATACAAAACAATATCTCGCATCAGACTTGTCGTTCATCTCAGCACTAGGATCAAACCACACTCGGTCAACCCAGTTACCAACAGCTTCAACAACTAAGTCTTGATCAAAGGAATTGTCGTCAGCGTATTTAGTAGAGACTCTCCATCCATCAAACCCACAAGTGACCATCGACCTTGCAGCAGCAGAATAAATATTACTAGCATTAGAAATGTTCTCAATGTTGCGAATGATTCCGTCAATCGTTGCAGCTATTTTTTTATTAGCCGAACCACCAGCAGGTGAAACCTTCACATCAAAGTCAGCGTTCTGAATCTCGCCAGTGATTTGATCGATTATTGGATTAACCATGTCGAATGTATAACGGGGCTGATTGACATTAGCGTTCCACCAGTATGGCTCCCACTGTCCGTCTCGCTTATCAACAAACAAATGAGCTTCTCTCGCAGCCTCTCGGTTGTCGTGATCGGCTTGTTGCGCAGATGAAAGTAAATCAATCACCGTATCGTGATCACTGAAATCAATACCAGTATATTCTCTAGCAGATTCTAACTCTGCGACTTTTTTAGCACTGAGATTAATCGTGCCAGTGTCTTCTGGGTCTGAGTTCATATCGTATTCAGCCATTGCCCCACCCTGCAAAATTAATTTTAACTACATTGGATAATTGAACTTTCGGACTAAACATCGACATCATCAACGAGTCACCCATGTTCGGAGACGGCAACTCATACGGCTTCTTTGACATTTCCAATTTAGACATAATCTGTATCTTACCATTATTATTCCGTTTTAAGGGAATCCTACAGACCTCAGACCTTAACTGATTTAAACACTCGATAGAAGACGACAGGGAAATCATCTCATCTGGATTGATATAAGTCTTTTGGTTTATAGCTCTATGAGTATTCTCGAAGCGTTCTCGGAGCTTCCACCAATACTGCGCTCGCTTATTTAAGAATGTATCCCTGTTAGTTTTAAGCTGATCCTTCCCAGATGCATAGGGCATTTCTGGATCGTCTGCCATCTCTGAACCCCTGAACATCCACCATCGAGTCCGAGTGTTTTCAAGTGATTGCTCTACTTGCCTCTTAAGTGCTATTCCCATCCCATCGCAGTCCCAGACAAACCAGTCTGCACCAGCCTTACGACTTTCTTCTAACGCCCAGTCCATGCCTGCATTCGAGTCGCCAGTGGTTTTCTCTTGTACATCTAAAACAACAGAGCCTCTACGAATGACCAGACCTTTAGTATCGCCACCCTCATCAGATGGATCGTGACTAGCAATGATCGCTCCGTCAGCCTTGAAGCCTAGCGTAACATGGGCATCAATCGCTGAGTCGAACCACTCAACCGGAATAATACAATCCTCAACCTCATCGTAATACTCGCCCTCCCAGATGTGTCTGTATAAAGCAGACGACATACTTTTATGATCGTGTAGCCTTTCCTGCTCTAAGACTTCTGGAAAGAAAGGGTTATCAGTATGATTTAACCAAATAATTAAATGCATATCATCTTCGTAGTATTTATCTCTACGGAGTTGTTTCTCGAATGGTTTTATAAATCGATTTGAGAAAGCGTCAGCACTGTGTCTGGGATTAGCGGTCATCCAGATTTCAGAGTTGGCTTCTCTGAGCGTTGGAGTAAGTATCCTCAATGATTCTTCGCTGACCGTTTGGGCTTCCTCCACCCACCAGCGATTGAAGCCAAACATTGATTTAATTGACTCTGCGTTCCTAGCGAGACCACGGAACTTAAAAGCGTCTTGCCCGTTGTACTGGATAGCGTTGGACTGGCAGTTGAAGCCTTCGAGTCCTAGCCGTGTGATCTCTCCAGATAAAAGTGAGAGTACAGAGTCATCCATCGATACCTGATACTCTCGGAAGCAGCCGGTCTTAATTCCCTTCGTCATTGCGTCCATCAAGCAAAGGTTGCCAACCGTCACTGACTTGCCAGATCCTCGACCACCAAGAATAATCTTGAACCGCTTTTGCTTTTCAATCAGCGGCAGCAGCTTCTTTGGTATTGTCATCTCTGGCATTAGGCTGGCTCGATAACTTTAATCGTCCATGTCGTGTCTGTCTTGATAGCACCACCGTCAGCACCAGTTGATTCTAGTCGGTCGTGATAGTTGTGCTTACCCAGAACTAACTTAGCAATCGATGCGTTGAAAGTTCCGTTCAATCCCTTTGAGATCAGTAGATTATGTTGCCTTGCCATGCATTCGTCTAATATAGCTCTAATCTCTTTGTCTTTATCTTCAGCCCATCTGTAAAGCGTTGTTTTATTTATACTTAGTGCTTCACACAGTCCTAAATGACTAGGAATTCCGTGACCGTAGATTGTTTCAAAATCATCGAGATAATCCCAAGCCTTCCTTGCTAGTTCTTCTGAGTAATCGGTAGGTCTGCCCATCTTAGCCATTACTCATAAGTCCCTTTCTTGGTCTTACCGGCTTTAGACATTGCTATAGCGACCGCTTGTTTTTGCGGCTTACCAGCTTTCATCTCAGTAGAGATATTCTTGCTTATAACTTTTTTGCTTGAGCCTTTTTTCATTGGCATAGTAGCCTCTTAAAAATAGTCTTTTGATTCTAGCACATCTCCCCAGTCTTTGTAATTACCTAAATCTTCGTTAGACTGGTAACCAGCATAATATTGT